TGATCCTTAACTGGGTCTCGACCTGGGAGACGGTGGGCGAGCTGACGGTCACCAGCGCCGATGGCGAGACCTACGCATCGTGGGACCTGCCCAGCGACCTGGACTTGAAGCGGATGGAGCTGGAGGAGCTGCTGGAATCTCAATAGGCCCCCGACAGACTGGGGGTGGGTATCCGGTTCTGAACGTGGCTGATCTGCGCCTCGACATTCAATCCGAGCTGCCTAGGGCTCTCCTGTGGCTGGGCACGATGCGAGGGCAGATGCCGTTCGCCATCAGCCAGGCCCTGAACCGCACGGGCTTTGACGTGCGCAAGGCGCTGTCGGAAGGAACCCGGCAGCATTTCGACAACCCCACCTCGTTCACCGAGGGGGCGTTCTTTGTGCAGCGGGGGAACAAGGCGGACCCCACTGTGCTGGTGGGGGCGCAGGAGAACAGGCCCTACTTCATCCCGCAGATCCGAGGTGGCCAGCGATTCCCCAAAGGGTTTGAGGGATACCTGCGTGGCCTGAGCGGGGGCAGGATTCAGGGGAAGCTGGTCCCTACGGTGTTGGCCCTGGACGGGAGAGGGAATCCCAAGAAGGCGCTGTTCGGGCAGATCGCACGCGGCCTCAGCACGACCAATCGCGGCGGTTTCTTCATCGGCAAACCCAAAGGCGGCGGGCGCCCGGCTGGTGTCTACCGCCGTTCACGCGAGCAGCTGTTCCCGTACTTCATTGAGGTGAACCGCGAGCCCCGCTACCGCCCGCGGTTCCCAATGGAACGCATCGGCCAGACCACCGTGAGCCGCGTGGCTGGCCCGTACCTGCGCAGCTCGCTAGAGCGTGCGCTGGCCACTGCTCGCTAATGCTTATTGAGAATCAACAAGGCTAGCGGTGGGGCGGCCGGGAGTGGCTGAGTTATTGCGAACAGTGAGAACGACTGCGGCGCAGGGGGTCTGCGGGTCCTCCCTGGGGTGGCTTGGCATGGGACATCCCGACCTCGATCTTTTTGTTGAGAATAGGTCCAAAAGTTTCTTTACTCTTTTGCGAGCATTAAAAACAGGCCAGATCCCCCAAACCCCAGTCCCCGCCTGGGTCGTTAAGCTGTTAAGATGCGGTTGTTAACTAAACGGCCATGCAGCTCGACATTCTGAGCGCCATCCCCCCCCTGGATCTGGGCGCCGGGCCCAACCCTTTACTTGCGGCCAAGTCAGAACCGGTTGTCAACCCCTCGATTATCAGCCAGGCGGTCGTAAAGCGGCCAATCCCCAAGCGCGAGATTATGGACCTCCGCAGGATTGAATGCGCCGCGGCGGCGGTCGCAACCTTGGAGCGCGACGGGTGCGAGCTGTTCGGCCTGACCAAAGGCCAGTTCAGCCTGACGGACATGATCGAAGCGATCCTGGAAAAAACAGGGCCAGCCGATCTGTCGATCAGTACCTGGACGGCAGCAAACAGCGACGTGTCGCGGATGCTGGAGCTGCTGCGCAGCGGCGCCATCCGCTCGTGCCGATGGCTGGTGGACATGACTTTCATGCGGCGATGCCCCAGCCTGGCGGCAGAGATCAGAGCAAAGTTCGGCGCCGACGCCATCCGAGTTACCCGCACGCACGCCAAGTTCTGCACGATCACAAACGATGGCTGGCAAGTGGCGCTGCGGTCCTCAATGAACCTCAACCAAAACCCGCGACTGGAGAGCTTCCAAGTTGGCCACGATCCCGAGCTCTGTAATTTCCTGTCCGGCGTCATGGACGAAATCTGGGCCCGGCAAGACAAAAAGGTCGCTGATCTGACCAGCAAAGAAATTGCAGGCTGGTGGAATGACCAAGGCTGAATCCACCGCGCTCCAACAAAAACCGCCGCCAGCACTGGCCGTTGTTGATTGGCTGCTGACTGGCGCATCAGAACACCAAGTGCGTGAAGCGCTTGAGCAGAACTATCCAGATGCAGATGCCAATAAAATCATGGCATCGGTCAAAACACACCTAGCAGCAGCAGGAAACCCAGATGCAAGCGCTGTCAAAGGGTGGGCAATCATGGCTTATCGCAGTCTTTACCAGAAGATGCTTGCAACTGGTGATTACGACGGATGCCGCAAAGTGATCAAAGAAATAACGCTGTTGGCTGTGTAACGTGCTAGTCACTCAGGCCGAGTTTGCAAGGCTCGCTGGCGTTAGTCGCAGCGCTATTAAACAAGCCATTGATAACAAGCTAATCACGGCTTTATCCGTGCAGAATGGAAAAACATTCATAGAAAAAACGGAAGGACTGCAGCAATACGCAAAAAACAGCAGACGGCAAAAAGCCTCGCAAAAATCAAAACCGCTGCAAAGTCCTGAGCCAACAGGACTGGGACTGCTGAGCTGGGGACAATCGCCGGCAATTCCAGCCGCAGACCAGTCGCCAACCGACCCACCAGCCACCCCACCCCCCGACCCCACCGAGACCCCGGACTACAACGAAGAGCGCGCCTGGCACGAACGGGAGCGTCGGTTAATCGCGGAGCTCGACCGCCGCCAGAAAGCCGGCGAGCTGGTCTACAAGGCCGACGTGGAACAGGCGCAGATGGCCATCGCCCTGACCCTGAAAAACCAGCTGGAGGCGCTGCCCAAGCAGATCAAGCAGCAGCTGCCGCACCTGTCGATCGGCGACGAGGAAATGATCGAGCGGCTGGTGGCCAAGGTGCTCACCGCCGTGGCGGACTGGCGCATGGATCAGGAGGAAGAGGAATGATCACCCGAGACGTACCAGCCCTGGCGGCAGGGATCGCCGAGTGTTTCCGCCCCAGGCCGGTGCTCAGCGGCGTGGAGTACGCCGACACCTACGGCCACGTGACGGGCAACGCGGCCAGCAAGGGCCCATGGATCACCCGGCCCTATCAGGCCTACTGGTTCTACGCCTTCGCCTCGCGGCGGGTGCCGATCTTCGTGTGCATGAAGTCCGCCCGTGTCGGCTGGTCCGAGTCGGTGAAGATCGGCGCGGTGCAGTACTACGCCCACTGGAAACCATCGAAGGTGATGGTGGTGCAGCCGATCGAAAAGGACGCGGAGGAATACAGCAAGGAAGACATCAGCGACCTGTTCGCCGATACGCCTTGCCTTGATGGCCTGCTATCGGAGTCGAAGTCCCGCGGCACAGCGACCAACACCATCCTGCTGAAGAAGCTCACGAATGGCGCGCTGATCGACATCGTGAACGCCAAGAGCGGCAAGTCGTTCCGGCGCAAGGAACGGCCGGTGGTGATCTTCGAGGAACCGTCCGCCTACGACCGGATCAACGAAGGCTGCCAGATCAAGCTGGGCATCCGCCGCACAGAGACCTCCTGGAATCCGAAAGTCATCATCGGCGGCACGCCGATCTTCCCGAACGACAAGACCCATCAGTGGTTCCTGCGCGGTGATCAGCAGTACCACCATCTGCCGTGTCCGCACTGCAACCACTACCAGCCGCTGCGGTGGGAGGCGATGGCAAAGGAGGGCCCCGACGCCGGCACCTTCGAGTGCGAGAACTGCAAGGAGCCGATCCGCTACACCTCCCTGCGTGAGATGGACGCCCACGGCGGCTGGGCCTGCCCGCTGGGGCTGGACCGCTCCCAGCAAGCGCTGACAGCTGAGGGTGAGCCGGCGGTTGAGAGCCAGTACATCTGGGCGGCGTACAGCTACCACGCCGGCGCGGTGTGGTCGAAACTGATCAGTGAGTACCAGGAAGCACTGGAGGCAATGCGCCGGGGCGACACCGACCCGATGCAGACCTACCACAACACCGTGCTAGGGATCCCGTGGGAAGACAGCATCGCCGGCAAGCTCACCTGCGACGGACTGGCGGAGCGGCGCAAGAACATCGAGGGCGGCAACGGCTACCCTGCCGGGACCGTGCCCAATGGCGTGCTGCTGATCACCGCCGGGGTGGACGTGCAGGGCGGTGGCGGCTCAGTGGGTGAGCGGGTGGTGGTGACGGTGTGGGGCTGGGGCCGCGGCGAGGAAGGCTGGCACCTGGGCCACTGGGAGATCGACGGCGACCCGCAGCAGAAGGAAACGCTGGAGCAGCTGGAGCGGATCGCGGCAACAAAGTGGCGCAGAGAGGATGGCGCTGAGGTGCCCCTGGCGATGGGTGCCATCGACGAAGGCGGCCACTCGACACAGGAGATCAGGGACTGGTGCCGAAAGCAGGGCGGCCTGTGGGTGCCGGTGCGTGGTGATGGCGCCAAAGGCAAACCGCTGGTGGGCCGCGGCACGCCGGTTGACATCAACCGGAAGAATCAACCGGTGCAAAAGAAGGGCCTGCTGCTGTATCGGGTTGGGTACGAAACGAGCGTCTCGCACCTACAGGGCCGGCTGCGGAACGAGACCCCTGGGCCTGGGTATCTGCACCTGGGCGAGGCCTCGACCGATCAGTTCCTAGCGGAGCTGTTCCCGTGGAAGCGCATGCCGAAGAAAGGCAGCCGCGGCCGGGAGTACCACTGGGACTGCCCGACCGGAATGCGGGATGAGGCGGGCGACTGCACCCGGTACGCCTATGCAGCGATGCAGCTGGTGAGCCGGAGGTACAACCGCGCCACGATGTGGGACCAGCTGGCGGCGCAATTAGCCGGCCACATCACCCCCACCCAAGTCGAGCGCCGCAAAGGCAGCTGGCTCAGCCGCTGATCCGTAGCCTGACCTAGGAGGTGTCGCCAATGGCATTCACGCAGCAGCAGTACGACGACCTGGTGGCTGCGATTGCCGAGGGCGTTACCACCGTCAGCAGCAACGGCCGGCAGGTTTCGTACCGGAATCTCACCGACATGATGAAACTCAAGGCCACCATGGAGGAGGATCTTGGCATCGCCGGCGCTGGCCGCCGCCGGCACTACGCCAGCTTCAAGAGGGACTGATGGCCAAGCGACC